CTCGGGGCGCTGGCCCCCGTAATTATCTTGTAAACAGTGGAGGGTATTACCTCTAGCCGGGCTGCCATATCCAACGCGGATATTCTCTGCTCGATCATGAAGCGTCCCAGCCTACCGCCCGGGGATTCCGGGGGAGTCTTGTGTACCGCCTCCACTACTGTTTGAGTAAAGCCTCTGCAAGTGCGCATAATATAAGGGGCACGGGGCCCCTCCTTTAGTTAGTCTTCGTCGTCATCAGCCCATTTATCCAGCACGCTACTTACATCAGGCGTGGCAGATACCGTCTCTACTTTCTTCGTGGTGCGGCGAACAGGCTCTGGTTCTGCTTCAGCCGCCGCATTGACGTCTACGTGGTCAACATCCGAGAACCCATTGTCTGCGGTAGACGCTTTGAACCCGCTGTCATATTTCTTACCAGCCTTCACAGGCTCCTCTTTATCCAAGACTTCTGCTTCAGCCGACTGCTCGGGTTCAGCTTCTGGCTCAGGCTTGGGTTCCACTTTGGGTTTGGCCGCAGGCTTGGCGGCGACTTTGTTAGCCTGCTTAGAGCTGAACTCAGAAGACGCTTTCTCAGGGGTCTTGGCTTGATACTCAATCACTGTAGCTTGCTGGGCTTCAGCGGTTTCAGCACGTTCTTGGCAGATATCAAACTCGTCTTTCTCCAAAGGCGCCACGGCACTGAAGATAACTTTCGGCGTGCTGGAGTCTGTGTCAAACCGCAGTTCAGTTACTACGCAGTCCAATGGAATACCGTGGCCTTTCAGGAACCGGCGGTACGCATCGAGGGACATTTTCTTCCCCTCTGCTGCACCGAACAATGATGTGGCTGGCAGTGACAGTTTGTACACATCACCGCCCATGTCGTCCGCCATTACTACAGCCAGGTTGCGGATATAACGGCATGCTTTAGAATCCCCTTGGCCAGAGCCACCAATGTTTTTGGGGCAATCGTCGCAGGCGCTCGCTTGAACAGCAGCACTTCGGATGTCAGGGATTTTACCATCTGCAGACCAGCAGATAGGAGCAGCTTCTTTACCCTCTTCGTATTGGCCTGAGTAGTGAACCCGACCCACAGCCTCGGACATACCCACGATAACTACTTTCATCGTACGGTCATCAGACTTGGCAGTTTCTTTGCCGTCTACCATCAAGCGCCACACAGAGCCACGAATGGAAATGTTACGACCACCTGCACCTGCAAAGGTGAGGTCTTTCAACTTCGACTCGACGTTCCTGATGTAGCCGGGAACTACACCACCATTTTTAAACAAAGTAATTTCACTCATGATGTCCTCATTTACGACGTACGGTTATTTCGTACTTACGGTCAATATTCAAACCCGCTGGGCGCATGCCCGGGTTCTCTTCCAGAAACGCTGCTACATTCTTTTGGGCCAGCCGGCGTTCCAGCAGATCCAGGTTACCTTGGTCAATGATCAACTTGTGCATCGACTCCCAATCAGAGGTCCACAACCTGGTCTTAACAGATCGTATCACTGTGCCTGACGGGGTGGAGATACTCTTGATGTCACCGTTGTCTTCGAATGTCTTTGCAAAGTACGCTTCAATCACATCCATCTCTGCTTGCAAGGCAGCTTTTTCCTCTTCGTACTTTTTTGTGGCCTCGCTGATCGCGTCCCTGATTTTCAGATACGCTTTGGCCAGTTTATTTGCGTCCATTTTTAAGCACCTCCACATCCTGCAGGAAGTTACCCAGCGCAGCGAATAATTTCCGCGCCTCTACCAACGGCAGGGTCAGCGCCCCGTCACCGACAGGTATGTGGAACGCGATGTGCGGGGGGTCCGGGTTATCAGGTGCTGGTTTCGGTAGGTCGTCAAATAGCTCTTGTTGTTCCATGATCTTCTCCAGTAAGATTGGCTTTGTGTGAGTAAAACTATAATCATTATTGTTTCTTATGTCAAGCCCATTTCCTCCTTATACAGGTCCACGATGCTGTTGTGGACGTCGATGTTGCCTTGTAACAATTTGAAAATTCTACGCTCTGCGGCGCTACCCTGCAGGTGCACCACAGTCACTTTGTTCTTCTGCCCATTTCTATGAGCCCTAGCATTTGCCTGCAAGTACACCTCAGTGGATGATACAGGGCCCCACCACACCACCATGTCCGCTGCGGTCAAGGTCACACCATGGGCTGCTGAGCTGGGTTGGATAATCAAGACCTTGGGGTCATCCTCTGTCTGAAACGCCTTGAACAAGGCAGTGCGCTTGGCCAATGGCACGGCGCCGTTAATTACACCTGCTTTGAACCCATCAGCGGTGAGCTTTTCTTCCAGCATGTTAATTGCATGGGTGAACGGCACGAAAACAATCACCTTGTGCTCGGTCTGGTTGATCAAGTCCTTCAGCTCGTTGTATCGGTTGCTGACATCAAACTCAATGGCTTCGCCTTCCTCCCCACGTACCGCCCCGCTCGCAATCTGCAGCAGCTTGTTAATCAACACCGCCGCGTTGGCAGCGGTCACCGGGAGTCCTGCAGCTTCGGCGCGCATCTGAGACTTGAGCTTGTTGTAGAACTTCTCCTGCATAGAGGTGAGCGGCACATCATGCGTGGTATACGTTATCGAGGGTAGGTCCAGACACTGCTCCTTGGTGTATCGAATAGCGGGCTGCAGCGTGGCGAATACCACGTCTTTCGCATTGTGCTTCGGCACCCACTTGTATGTGGTCACCTGCGTGAGCACCTGGTCCCGGTAGCGTTTGAAATATTGTGGTACGCTGTCGGGTCGGACTATCTTGGCCAGACCATATGCATCGGTGGGACATTGCGCAGCGGGGGTCCCAGTCATCCCCCAGACCCACGTGTCTGGTTTGATCAGTGAGGCCATGCACTTGCTGCGGTCTGAGGTTGCTGTCTTGAACGCCGTAAGTTCGTCTATTACGATCAAGTCAAAATTAGCGGCCTTGATCTCTTTCTGCATGACTTTGATGCCGTCGTGGTTGATTATGACAATCTCATAATCGCCCTGAATAACCTTAGCTCGCTTCTCTTTGGACCCGTAGGCTACCCCCACCGTGCGGTGCATGACTGTCTTAAACAAGTCGGACTGCCAAGCACTCTCCATGATAGACAGCGGACACAGAATCAAGGCGCGTTTGACAATCCCTTTATTCATGAGGTAGTCCATAGCCCACGCCACGGCGGCGCTCTTACCCGTACCCATGATAGACAGGTTGTAACACCTGTGGTTGGATGCCATGAAGTCTGCCATGACACGCTGATGCTCCATGGGTTTGTAGACTCCTGGCCATTTGTATTCTTTATGAATGGGGTTGGGCACGTTCTTGATACGCATGTTGCGCAGTATCTTGCATTCCTCATACCCCCAGTTCACCAGCACCCTAGCCTTGACCCCATTGCGTTCCAATATCTTACTCTTCGGTATGAGCGCGGTTATCTGGTCTGCTTTTTTGGTGGTGAACAGTAACGCTTTGTTATCGACTATCTGCATGATGTTTTTGGTTCGTTAAAAGGGAACCGCCAGTAGAGCACTGCTCTACTGGGGTGAAGCCTCATCGAGGCGGGTGAAACCAACTAAACGTACAACTTGATTCTTAATCCGCGTATTCAAAATGGTAGCCTTTCGTGTGCGATTGAACACCACTCAGCACGTTCCGTATGCCTTTTGTGTGGGTCCAGCCAAAGTAATCCGCAGCCACGCGCTTGCCCTTAAATACATGCCCCGTCTCAATACATCGCACTTTTCGGGTCCTGTAGTGGCTACTGGCTATCTTCTCTATGTCCAAGCCATACCGGTGATACCGTTTTTGAACTAGGCTCAGAGGCATACCTAGTTCGCGTGCAAGCATGGAGACTGTCTTGCCTGGTTCCACATATAAGTTTTGGCGTGTGTTGCTAGCTTGTTCTAAGGGTGTAGCCCACCGGCAATTCTCGGGGCTGTACGGGCCGTTGTTGTCTACACGGTTCACCGAATGCAATGGAGACGGTTTCGGCCCCATGTCTCTGTCGAACAGTACAACGCCAGGTATACCCCCCTCTCCATTACGCCACCTATCACATACGTAAACCCCCCGACCACCATAAGCGCCATACTTTTTGTTGCTTGCGTCGTAGCACCTGTGGAGCATGCTTTGGTACGTGGCATACGCTCTAGACGGAGGGGCCTTCCACTTGCAGTGGCCATGAATCGTGTTATACGCCTTGGCCACTTTAGGCTGCAAACAACCGCACGATTTGGTATTGCCTATGCGGATGCTCTCTGCTTGTGTATAAAACAGCTTCCCGCACCCGCACTGAGCCTGGACTATCAATACTAACTTCTTACTTTTTACCCCTACCCACTGCTTTCCTACCGGCTTTAGCACCTGTGGAGTAGGCAGACTTGGCAGAACCGTCTTTGTTTCTTGGGAAGGACACATTTTGTTTCGCTGGAATGGCTCGTAGATTAGTCATCTTAGTCGCTTGGCCCCCCTTTGACAACAAATTTTTGTGGTCTACATGAACATTGGCAGGTAAGTCACCATGCTCTTTCTCGTAAGCACGCCGTGCCCTCTTTCTGGCATTGCGGCGCTCCACGACTTTTGGCTTCAGGTCGTATTTCTTTTCTTTCTCATAGTTGCGTATTTTTCGCGGCATTGCTCGCCTCCCTGTGAAACTCAAACCCACATAGTACCCAGCGAGTGGGGTGCTTGACCAATCGGGGGCTGATGATTTGACGGGCCCCCTCCGTACCACCAAGGAGCAGTGCTACTTTTTTGGTTCCTATACCAAAGCCCAAACGGAAACTTCGATTACCCCAACGCACCGAGACGTAGGGCAATGCGTGGAAACATCCACTTGAGTAACTATACCCGACTCGCATGATCATTCCTTAAATTCACAGTGCTCCGGCTTGACCGGGCACCAGGGGTTACACAGGCCACTGGCCGTGGGGTTCCATACATCGTGCTCCTCCGCAGCGCGGATAGCGTCAATACGCCCAATCCACTTACTGAGTGTGACAGCAAAGTCTTTGCGGTAGTACGTCCGATCAATGGGTTGGTCTACCACAAGGAACGCCAGCAGCCCTTTTACTTTATTCACTTTAGGATACTTGGCGAACACCGCCAAGGCAAGTAGCTCCAGCTGGTCAGTGTCTGCATACTTCGAACTCTTCCCCGCTTTCCAGTCGATTATCCGAGCAATGCCCTTAGCCTCATTGACTGCCACAAAATCAGGCAGGCCGCGCCACCATACATCCTTATCGAAGAACCCACAAATCTTGCCCTCTTTGGTCAAGCCCATCTTGGCTTCGATCAATCGCTCACCCGGCAATGAAGCGGCCACATCAACCCACTTCTGAAACTTCTTGAACTCCTCAGGCAGTGGCGTGTTGAATTTCAAATACGCTTCAATCGCTTTGTGTACTGCGTCCCCGTAGGCGTTGCTGGCATGCATGGTGGGTTTAACCACCTTGAGCCGTTTAACCAGGTTGTACTGGCGGCGGCACTGGGAGAACATCTTGTAGCTGCTGTGGCTCCAGATTATAGGCTGCGTCGTCATGTTGATCCTTATATTTCAAAAGCACTTGGAGTAATCGGGTCTCGGCCACAAGCAGTGTAATAGTGTGGCGCGCCTCAGTGGGCTGGTCGTGAGCCAGTTGGTATTCCGCTAACCGTACAGTCTGCTCCAGCGCCGTGGCAGTGCGGATTAAAAGATCAGCGTCGTTCATTCTACGTTTCTCCATACGATTTAGCATACGCCCCTTCACAGCTCACGGGGCACCCTTTAGCCCACTTGGGCGTCTTTTTCATGATGCCTTCGAGTTCTGTGAATGCGTCTTCAAGACTCTCATCTGGCACGACGAAAATCAGTTCATCGTGCACCATGCCCACACAGTCATAGCCTGCTTTGATTGCCTGTACCATCTGCCAGGAAATGATATCTCTGGCCACTGACTGCACGATGTTCTCGCACAGCTTTCCGTTGTATATCTTGGTGCGCGTTCGAGTCTCCCGGTTGATAAACGAGTAGTTCAACCGCCCGTTGTCATCGTACTCTTCTTGCAGCCCATCGTAAAGCAACCGCATGCCAGAGGGTAAGACCAAAGACTCACCTTCAACTCGGATCGTGGCACCGGTGCCAAACGAATACTCTTGGCCGTTTGCCATGCTGTAGATGGCTTCACGGCATTCTTTCCAAAACCCAGCTATGTTTTTGAACTTTGAGCGGTACGTGTCAACCAGACGCTTGCACTCGTCCAAAGGAAGGTCCGCAGACACACCGTTCATAGGCTTCTTCAGGGTAGCCTGTAGCTTGATATGACCCATCAAAAACCCAAGACCCAATACACAGCCCTTACCCACGAACCGCTCAGTAATATCGGCCTTGGTGATCCTACGACCATACACCTCTTCAGCAAACGCACAGTAAGGGTCTCCACCCTGGGCGAATAATTCATTGAGCTGTTCTTCCCCGGACAACCAGGCGTTCACACGAGCTTCAATCTGAGAAGAGTCGATCGCTATAATGCTGTGCCCTTCAGGTGCAATCAGTGCATCACGCAATGGCTCGCGTAAACCCCGTTTCACATCAATATGTCTTGGAAGATTTTGCAGATTCCAAAGCCAGTCACCGCTGTATCGGTTGGTGTGTGCCCCTGCATATTTCAAAGGGAATGGCAGCTGGTCTGATAGTCCACCGGCAATAATCAGCTTCTCCAAACGGCCTTCACGGCCAGTAGATTTGGTCTCAATTCGCGCGGCTGCGATCATCTGAATGCGCTCATCTTCGTGCTCAAGTAGCTCCACCATGCCTGGATCGGTTTTTGCAAATGCGTAAGACAGTTTCGGATTGCCTTCGGCGTCTTTTACTTTCAAGCTATACTTCGTGGGGGGCGTCACACCTAGAGACTCAAGCACTCCAGCGAACTTGGCGTTGCTCATCAAGTCTTCTTTGCTGATACCTACTTCGTCGAGAATCTGCGCTTTGCGTTTGCGAAGCCTCTCTAAAGCCTGTTTGAGCATCGGCACGTCCAAAGTCAATTTGGGCTCGCACACCATGCGCATGATAGCGTCAATGACTTTCATCTCGACATTTGGAGTACGCCCTATCAGCGCAAGAAGTAGCTTGTAAGTCAACTCCACATCGTTCTTGCAATACTCGCCATAGGCACGAAGCTCTGACGGGCTGAAGTCTTTCCTCCACTTGCCGATAGCCTGCACGACTTCATTACCTTTCTCACCCAAGTTGTAGTGTTTCACCAGCTTGTCAAGAGACCCACCAACCTGCGTACCGTGAAGTGGTCTGGCCATGGATAGCGTGTCAATATAAGCACCTGCAAAGATACCAAAATGCTGACAGAGGATGAAGAAGTCAAAGTGCCCGTTGTGTGCCACCACTGCTGAGCCAGCCCAGTCAAATTGTAAAAGCCATTGGCGGGTAGCCTCGTCAGTGCCACTGAACCATTCTGCAGGACCATCGTTGACTTTCACAGCCACACCGATCACTTCGAAACGAGGGTCTTTTACGTACTCCAAGTAGTTAAATTTCTTAAGACCATACTCCGGCGAGTAGGCCGTTTCGAAGTCGATCACTAATAATTGCTTCATCAGGAACCCTCCCCGGTAGTTGGACTCGCCAATTCAAGGAATATCTCTAAAAGCTTCAGATTATCCTTGTGGATCACCAGGGATGCACCACCCATAGCTTCAATCTCTTGGAGCCTGTGCTGTTGTAGGTCAGTAGGCTTTTTGGTTGCGTCTGCCTTGGCCTCGATGGCGAGGAACCCACCATTATGTATACAGCATATGTAGTCAGGGATGCCTGTCGAGCCCATGCCGTTGTTGACCGGCTTGAAATACCATACCCCATATTTCTTCAGCAGCTTGTCGATCTGTTGTTTTACTTTGCCTTCCGGCGTCATCTTTGCCATTTAATCTTTCTCCAGTAGCCACCCAAAGGGGGTGTTTTGTTTTTCAGTAGCTTGCTTAACATAGCTCTTGGAACGCGCTTCTTTCCGAGAGTATGCCGCCAACTCTAATTCAGCTTCACGAAGTTGTGCCTTTAGTTCACGGGCTCTCTCTTTGGCAGCACGAGACTTCTCTTTGGCTTCCTGAGTCTTCAGTCTGGCTTCAATGGCTTGGTCACTCTGGGCAACTTCACGAGCTTTCTTCACCATGTTTTTACCCTTGCGGGTAGCCAATCCTTTGGCCCACCCAGTTCCAGAAACCCAACCTTTTGGGGTCCTGATAGCATTGGTCTTTCGTACCAAAAAGCCCTTCGAAAGGGAGTGCAGTCTGCTAAGTATAACCACCGCCGCGTTCGGTGGTACTCCAGCTGAGTTCGCTAAACTCACAGTTGATCGAGGCACGTTGGTCAACTCAGATAGTATCCGCCGCTCCTTCTCTGTCAGGCCGTCAATAGGCAGGGCTGCTGCGGCTTCGTGGTCAAGGACGGCTTGGTCAAGAGCCTGCCGCCGAACATCGCACTCCTTTTTGTATTCGTCGTATAGGCTCATACTGACCCCCAGTGTTAAACATCCAATCGTTTCGTTAGCTCTTTCGCCTGCTTCAACCCACTGTATGTGATGCGACCCTGCTCAACCCATCGGTCAATCCAGCACGCCACCGTTTTGCAGTAGGTAACCGTTTTTTCACTGATCTCCCCTGTGGCCAAGGTTTTCTCCAACATCAGAGTCGCAGTCCTCAGCAGGTTTCTGGAATGGGCGTCGTGAGCTTTGTCACAGTCCATGGCCACGGTAGTTACGAGAGTCTGTTTTATAAAAGCGGCGAGCCCCTCCTGTGTAGTAACCGCCGCCACTGCCACATGGAGTTGCAGAGACAGCTCATCCTGGTGCTTTTCAGTTAGAGGTAGCGCCGGCCCCCGCAAGGGCCAGACTTTACGTTTAGTAGCTTTACGCATGGTCAGCTTCTCACTTAAACCAATGCAAGTAAGCAAGAACAGCCATGCTTATAAAATAGGCCGTGCAAAGACCTATAGCAAGCCCGCACTTGAGCCCTATATGCCACCCGTCAAAGTACTCAATAGGCTGCTTTGATAAGTCTTCTTTTGTGGGTTTTCGAATGGAAAAAGAGTGGTATATCCCGAAAAACCCAGTCACCGCTGCGCAACACAACATGAAATAAACCATCACTGCACCTCTGCTTTGTTGATTACTTCGCGGGGTTGATCTGCTGGCTGGCTGTGGGTGAATAGTGGTCCCATGCTGTCAATCATCCTAGCAACAGACTCAATCGCTTCGTTAAATCCGTACTGACATGCTTCATACCTATCAGTGATGCCTCTATCTTCTAATCCGCACCCCATGCCTTCGTGACTGTATTCTGGGAAATCAAATTCAACCGGATCACCGTTGGGCTGGCTGTGGGTGAATAGCTTCTCCGCGTCTTGGTATAAATCAGCCACATGCTTTGAAGTAGTTGCGCCTACAGTACCATTTGCAGGGTTTGTGAAAAGCCAAGCAACCGCCTCCCCACTCCGAGCGTGGAATAGGCCTGCTTTGAATCCCTTCTCAAATATTGAGTCAGCTCCCATGTCTTGCCACTTCCAACTTTCCTGATCCACTAATTGAGTTAATACTTCCCAGCTTTTAATCAACGCCTCTTTATCTACCTGATTCATGCTCATGATTTCTGCTCCCCTAGGAACTCATACAACTTCTGTTTGTAGTGCAGTGCTTTCCCGGCATCGTCTGAACCTTCTTTACGGCCCTGGCGCATCCCGTATTTGATTATGTTGCCTTTGAGATAACCGATGAACTCTTCACGGGTCAGGACAGACTCCATCACATGCCACGGCTGCATGCCCAGGTCTTTGTAGTGATTACCTGAGACTTGCACGGCGTCTGCGCTTTTCGCTTGGTTTGCCATATTTCGGGTACCCGATCCCAGCAGCTCTGCAGCTATGCAATGAGCCAAGTGTTCATTAGCTAGAGTGTCCCCTAGTATTCGCCCGCCATCTGTGTATGTCTCAGGGATACCAACGGACCCACTACGACCGTGCCCTACTGTACCAACAGAACCTGCCACACGTTTTTCATAATCTATGCTCATAAAACCTCCTAACCGTTGATAAAATAGTCTGCGGCGCACCGCATGGTAACTTCACGAACTGCTTTGTCTAAGCCGTCCGGGTTGGTGTACTCCACCCTGAACCACTTGGGTGTACCGTCGGGGCAAACACCTTTGGCACAGTGACCATGAACTGCGCCGGTGTAGTAGTTGAGCTCAATGCTCAACTGGTTACGCAGCCTCGCACTATCAGCATCCTGAGTGAATGGCCTCCACCAGACGTGGGTGTCGTTGTCCAACAATCGCAGCCATTCAGCCTCTCCTGTGTCTCTCGTTGCAAACCCGTCGTACCCAAGCCCTTTGGCCACAACACCCAACATCTCCATACGCTCCGGCATGGTCAACGCCTGCTGGAT